TCACGCAAGCCCACTCGCATATGCTGGCGCCAGCCTGGGCCGCATCTGAGGTTGTAGTTGCTAGTGCTTGGTGCGAGGTGTTGGGGATCGGGTTGATGCAATGCACCGTAGAGAGCAAATACTGCAAGTCGGGTTAGACGGGGCGCAGTATGTCCAGGCGGGTTCGGAGAGACTGGCGACCGCCTTTGCCAGCATCGCGGCAGCAACTACCGTTGCCGAAGTTCAAGAGGTGACATTCTGATGGCGAACCTTATCCTGCAATTCTGCACAGAGCCCGCGATCGGATCGGCCTTTATCCGGTGGGGAACGCACTGTCCTTATTCGCATGTGGACGGCCTTTTGCCTGACGGTTCTCTCCTTGGGGCGAGAACCGGATGGCTCACGACCTACGGCGAAGGGGTGAGAGTGAGACCGCCAAACTACACGACCTTCTCAGCCATTGCGCATCGCTTCTATCCGGTGGATGCGGAAAAGGCTATTGCGGTGGCTATGACGTATGTAGGCGATCCCTACTCCTGGCAAGAGGACGCGGGATATGTCATCCCCTGGTTCTGGAAGCATGTGGTGCCGAAGTCCTACAATTGCTCGGCCTTCTGGGCGCATGTCATTCGCAAATGCGGAGTAGACCCCTTTCTCGCACCCCTGCCATCGATCAGTCCTCGGGACCTGTTTTATTCACCATTGGGTAAAGCGCCATGATGGAACTTATCAACGGAATCCTGCTGCATCCAGTCGATACCGCCATCAGCGTGATTTTAGGCTTTGGAGTATGGTTCCTCAAAGACCTGAAGGGGACTATTAAAGAGTTGACCGCGACGATGACCGCGTTACATATTACCATAGCTAAGGATTACGTGACGCGGCAGGAACACGACCAAGCCGTAACTCAGATTTGGGATGCCAACCGAGAAACCAACAAACGCATTGATCGAGTGCAGGAAAGGACGGGTGGAAAATGACCATGACATTCGAGGAGGGACTGGCGGTGGCGACCTTGTGGCAAGAGGCTCGCGGTGAAGATGCCGAGGCCCGCGCTTGTGTCGCGCACGTTATCCGTAACCGGATGGCGCGGCACTACGCGAGTGATGGGACCGTCGATGGGACCGTGCTGCATCCCTGGCAGTTCTCGGGGTGGATGACGGACGCCATCAACCTGGACTCTCTGCGCTATGCGGAGACAGATTCCCTGGGACTCCTGGCGATCTGGCGCGAGACCGCGAATGAGCCCGATCCCACGATGGGAGCCGTGCTCTATTACTCGCCCGCTGCGATGGTTCCTCCGGGCTCCGTGCCGGACTGGGTGGCATCGAGCTCGCTCACGCTGGAACTGCCGCACTTCCTGTTTTACGCCGCGCCATGAGGCTCACCTATGCCTGACGACGCCGACCGCGCCTCGGACTACGAAGAGCGTATGCGCCAAGACGCTATCCGCAAGCGCAAGCCAGAGCCCAAGCCGTGCGGGTTCTGTCTGAACTGCGGGGAGCCGTGCCGGGAGAATTGGTGCGACAAAGATTGCCGGGACGATTACGAGTTGAGGATGAGACATGAACTTCGCGACCGTTAAAGCTTGGCTCGCAAAACAGACCACGGTGGACTGGATCGCTCACGGTGCAGCGGCCTTGATTGCCGTTAGCTTCGTGGGATTCCAAGTATGGGCCATGTACAAAGGCCAGCCGTGGAGGCCCAGGGGATTCGGGGAGGGAGCGGCGGGTGTCGTGACCTCAATTTCTATATTGCTCGGGGTGCAGCATCACTACAAACAGGGGAACAATCAATGACTATTCTTGCTATCGTTTTGGCCCTGCTCGCGGTAGGGCTCGCCGTGTTTGCCTTCGTCGATCGGAAGTCGCTGGAAGCCGATCTGGCCGATCTCAAGACCAAGGTGGACGACCTCGAAGATGCGGCTACGGCGAAGGTTCGCAATGCGATAAACGCTCTCCGCTCCGACTTCGGGGCCCGGGTGCAGAGCCTTGAGAGCCGCGCTACCAACCTTGAGAAGAAAACACAAGCGAGTGTGCAGGGAGCCGTTAATAAGGCCAAGGCGCAGGTTAAGGGTGCCATAAGCAGCGCAAAGAAGCGGCTCTGATATGCAGATTAACTTCCGCTGTTTCCTGGGTGGCATGGCGACCGGTGCCGTCCTGACGGGGGGTGCCTGCTTCTGGTGGTATCACTCGCAGCCGGTGGCCGTAAAACGCATCGTGGGGCCGACAAAGACGGTCGTCATCAAAGAGAAGGTCTACGTCGGGCAGAAGGCGAAGCGCTACCTGCCGAACCGGGTGAAGAAGAACCCCACCATGCACGTCGTGGCCGGCACTACGGTCCACCGAAGGCAGGTGACGGCGATCGTGGACTCGGTGTCGGGCGTGACGGATCTGTACGTCCAGCCCAGGGCCTTCATCTCGTTCTCGCGTCGGACTACGGTCTCGGTCTATGAAGGCGTCTTCGGGACTACCGGACTCGCCCCGCGCCTCGATACTCGCATCGAGGGCACGGAGCGGTTGATACGGATCGGGCCTGTGCATGTGGATGGACAGGCGGCGTATGACACGGTCGGTGCGTACTTTGTTGGGGTGGGGCTGAAAATCCGCTTTTAGGCGTCCTTTTCGGTTTTGGTAAGGTTCCGGGGCGCTTGATGCGCCCCGGAATGTAATTTACCCGTCCCCGTACCCGTACCCGTCCCCGGACCCGTCCCCGGACCCGTCACCGTCACCGGAGCCGTCACCGTCACCGGAGCCGTCACCGTCACCGGAGCCGTCACCGTAGCCGGAGCCGGAGCCGTAGCCGGAGCCGGAGCCGTAGCCGGAGCCGTAGCCGGAGCCGTAGCCGTAGCCGGAGCCGTAGCCGTAGCCGGAGCCGTAGCCGGAGCCGGAGCCGTAGCCGGAGCCGGAGCCGTAGCCGGAGCCGTAGCCGTAGCCGTAGCCGGAGCCGTAGCCGTAGCCGTAGCCGGAGCCGGAGCCGTAGCCGGAGCCGTAGCCGGAGCCGGAGCCGTAGCCGGAGCCGTAGCCTATGCCGTCCATACCGGCACCCCTTCGATGCTCGCAATAGCTTCTGGCTCGGCAGCCAAGATTTCGATAACTTCCGTCAGGATCACGGTCGGTACAGGTACAGGAAACTTGCACTTTAGCGGCTTGCTTGTGCCGCTTACAGCAAGCTGCGACAAACTCGCCGCTCCTTCCCAATACCAGAGACGGCGAGCGTTTGTCAGCGTCGCTTCTTTACCATCGCGCTCTACGACGGTGCCGAAAAACACGCCTGCGCTGTAGGTCCGAACGATGCACTTCTTGCCGATCATTTCCATGTTGCTTATCCTCGTGCGGGACCCGACAGGCGGTCCCTTCCCCTTAAAATTAGTTACCGCTTTGGCAGCTATCCTCCGTCCCGCTTTTTGAGTTCGGTGAGGAATTGATCGGCCTCATCAAAGGCCTCCTCGGGTGCGTAATTCTTGGTTGTGAAGAGCCGCATCGCCACTTCCAGCCAGACGCGCCGGTACTCGGCTTCGCGCTCTGCGTTGGGGTCGGGCAATAGCTCTATGGTATCATCCCCTCGGACCTGGAACATTGGCCCGGCTTCTAGCGGCACAGACGCCGAACAG